CATACCCTCCAAGGCTGTCCGTTCCTCCGATACATCAACACTGGTACTTCCCCCGCCTTGCTGCACGACTCCACCTGTTCCGACCATTTATCCACCTGTAATCTTTCTTGTCGTTTAACTTCAATACGGAACTTCTGAATAGTTATATCGTCAGCTCCATCCCTCGCCTGTCCTAGATTTCTTTTAACTTCAAACCCTAGGTGGTCTTTTAAGATCCCTGCCAGCTCTCGTTCACCAGCTGCTCCCTTGTTGCGCTTACCTCGCCCATTCATACGGACCCCAGCATCTTGTTTAGCCTGTCCTGAGTGCTGTTATAGCGCTGCTTGAGACTGTCCAGCAACAACTCGTCAATGATTGACGCACGAGATCTGCGCTGCTCACCAGCTGCTCGATCAAGTAATGCTCTGGTTTCAGGACGTAGCCTAATTAGCAACGTATTGTACTTATTTTCCATCTACACCTCCTTTGTATTGCGCCAAGATATCACAACTGACGTGCGGAGCCACATAATTAGTTAAATTATTTGTTGCATATCGCTGCGATATCAAATACATTAACGGAACTGGCACTAAAAACCAGTCAATCTACCGAGAAACAGGAGATCTAAAATGACTAAATATGTAGCTTATTTCCGTGTATCAACTGCCAAGCAAGGACGTTCAGGCTTGGGTCTAGAAGCGCAGCAGGAAGCAGTCAAGCACTACGCTGATGACATCATTGCTTCATTCACAGAAGTAGAATCCGGCAAGAAAAATAACCGTATTGAATTAGAAGCAGCCATTGATCTTTGCAAAAAGACTGGCGCTACTATATTGATCGCTAAGTTGGATCGTCTTAGTCGTGATGCTGGCTTTCTAATTACTCTCCGCAAATCAGGTATCGGCATTCTTGCTGCTGATATGCCACACACATCCACCTTGGAATTCAATATCAAAGCAATCTTTGCTGATGAAGAGCGTGAACAGATCAGTAAGCGCACTAAGGCAGCATTAGACGCAGCCAAGGCTCGTGGTGTAAAGCTTGGTACTAAGTCACCAGCAATCAGCTCTGCGGCTGGTGTAGCAGCTCTGCAAGCTAATGCAGATCAGTTCGCACAGAAAGTATTGCCAATCATTCGTGACTTAAAAGCAGCTGGTTATACAAGCTTGCGTCAGATCGCAGCAGCACTGACCGAGCGCCAAGTTCAGACAGTTCGTGGCAGCATTAATTGGTCAGCATCACAAGTATCTAACATCATCGCAAGGGAGGCAGTATGAGCCAGCAACCAGAGTGGAGCGATCCATTAGAAAGCTTTGTCGGAACCGCAATCAAGGATTCAAAAGGTAGGGAAGTAGGCTGGATAGTAGGACTGCGTAATGACGGCATCAACTATTACGCATGGGTACAAAACGCAAGAAAGTTTAATAATAAATTTTCAGACTTCGGTGTAAAGCAGAGATCAGTTTGTTTTACCACGCAAGAGCAAGCCACACTGTGGGCATACACCACAGCCAAACAAAGAGTAGCTAACTTTAGAAAGGAGAATGGTCATGGATCATAACGACATCATGGATAACGTCATCATCGCAATCGGCATCGCAGTTCTAGTCGCAGCTGTAGGGGGGTGGCTATGAGATCAGCATGGGAGATACCGACAGGTACACAATTAAAGCTTGATATCATGCGCCACCATGAGGCAACTAAAGCAGAGTATCTAGCGAAAGCAAGAAACTTTGCCAAGGTATTTTGCAAAGTAAATGGTAGCGTCAGCATCAATGAAGTAAGAGAGGCAGTGCCTGTTCCTGATGATGTACATCCCAGCGTCCTTGGCGCTGTGTTTCGTGGGCATCAGTGGCAACCAAATGGTTACACCGTAGCAAAGCACCCTAGCGCACACGCTAGAACAATTAGAACCTATAAATTTTTGGGGGAAATAACATGGTAGGTAAAGTCACACCAAATACAATCCTGTCAGCCAGCCGTTTGCCAGCTGTCATGGGTATGAGTAAGTACCGCAGCCCGAATGACGAGTTGCAGGTATCCATCGGAGCTATTGTAGGTAAGTCACCACCTAACATAAGCAATGAAGCAATGGATTGGGGCAACCAGCTGGAGCCAGTGATCCTTGCTGAAACTGCAAAGCGCCTAGAGTTATCCGATCTCCAGATAATTCATGAGAAACCATATTTCCACGAGACGCTGCCGTTATGCTGCTCATTAGATGGTTTAGCTGATGGACGTAGTCAGCTGATCAAGCATGATCCTGACAATGGCATATTTGTAATGGGAGCGCCAAGCATTGTGCTGGACGGACTCGGAGTGTTGGAGGCAAAGTTAACAGGCAACGCACCAGAGACTGAGCTACCACTGTGGAGAGGAGCAATCCAACTGCAAGCGCAAATGGATATCATGCAAGCTAAGTGGGGCGCTGTAGCTACACTGTACCAAGGTACTAAGCTACACATATTCTTATTCACTCCACACCAAGCTACGCTAGATCGGATTAAGGATGTAGCACTAGACTTCCAGAATCGGCTGGAGATCTATAAGAATGAGCATAGAGTTGAGGCATACCCTGCTCAAAATAGTAAGGATGCTGATCGTATGTATGCAAATGCAAGCTCAGATTCTGAGCCTGTAGAGCTGGATGATGCAGCAGCTGAATATGCAAAGCTTATTCTTGAATGCAAGGCTGAGATCGAGGCACGTACTGAATTAATAAACCAGTGCGAGACACAGCTCAAGGAATTACTACAGGATAAACCTGTTGGTATTGCTGGCAAGTACAAGATCAATTGGGGAATGCGTAACTACAAAGCCCAGCCTGAGAAAATTACACCAGCGAAAGAGGCATACTCGGTGCGTCAATCTACATTAACCATTAAGGAATTGTCGTGAATATAAATGATGGCACTTTAATTAAAGCAAGATTAGAAGCAGCTAAAGCAGTGCAAGCTGCCATTGATTACCCGCTGGAAGACAGATCCCAGCTGGCAGTCGATGCAATCATTGCAGCAACTCTCGCAACCATTCAAGCATACATGGGAGGACATGATGTCAGAGATCAGTAAGTTTTCAGAGCTACGTAAAATCGATGTATCTGGAATTGTAGAAAAAAAAATGGGGCTGTCGTATCTCTCATGGGCATGGGCAGTAGATACATTATTGCTCAATGATCCGGCTGCTACGTGGGAATACAAAGAGCCAGTACGCTGGAATGATACTGTAATGGTTTTCTGTACAGTCAAAGCTTTTGGTGTGGAGCGTACAGCACAGCTGCCAGTGATGGATCACAGAAATAAAGCAGTCGTAAACCCTGATGCCTTCCAAGTCAACACAGCAATGCAGCGCTGCCTAGCTAAAGCAATTGCACTGCATGGTATTGGCCTGTACATCTACGCTGGTGAGGATGTACCAAAGGATCAAGAGTCAGCCAATCCTTTGGATGCTATTAAGCCTGTAGTACCAGCTGAGACTGCGCCTGTAGTTACACCAGCAAATAAACCTGAGTGGACATGGCATTTAATGTATCCAAACAAAGCAGAGCCAGCTGCAAGCTATGTGACTTCTGATGAGTGGGAGGATATGTATAATCAGACAGCCATGAAGACAGCTAAGTCTGGTAGCTATACACACAGGGAACGCATGACTAAGTTGCGTGAACTCAAAGAGGCTAACCAAGCTACGCTAGACCAGCTAGATCCAGTCCGAAAGCTTTGGCATAGTAAACAGTATGCCGATAGATTGAAGAGCCTTGGCGCTGCTATGCCAGCGTCACAGGAAACACAACCAGAGCAGGAATAAATTAGGGGGCGAAAGCCCCCTAGTTTTTTATACTTCGTCTTCAGTAAAAGAGTAATACTCTTCGTCTTCGTCTTCGCCTTCGTCTGCACCGTAGACTAATTCGATCAGTGCGTCAGCTAAAGTTTTTGCCTCGTCCCAAGTTAAAACAACAAGCGCCTCATCCTGAGAAACAGACACACACTCTTCATCAGCGTGTAACTCAAAACCCAAACCAGATTCAACAGCAACAACTAATGTATCGTCCATTTTATTCTCCAGAAAGTCGGTCACCCCTGACCGTGCCTATATTTTAATCTCGATATGTGACTGTTTTTCTACAGAAATTAAACTTTGATAATCTTTCCACGGAAAAATGCAAGACCCTCTTCTTCGTTAATAACTTCGCAAAGCTCTGGAGGAAGTAGGTTTCCTTTATGATAAGTAAGGATAGCAAAAGCAGACCTATGGTTGCGTGTGCCGTCTTCCGTGTAGGCAAATTGGTCACCCCATACATTAGCCAGCGATCCGCAATCGACCCCATATCTCGTGCCAGTTAGACAACTATACGGCACTACCTTTGGGGAGTGAAGATGGCCATTGACGGTTGACATCCCCGATTTTAGTACCGCATTGTATGTTGCGTGTACACCGTTATAATTCCTGTGTTTAATTTGAGTGTTGCCGTTGACAACTATTGAGGTACTAAATTTCCAACGTGGGAAGTGATCTGGTAAATTAAAACCCACCACATCTTTGTATGCGTCACCTACTTGATTCGAGATCCTAGCCGAGAATCTTAAATCGTGATTTCCCCATGCCCAAAGAAGCTTAGCGTTACCAGCTACTGCCTCAATCTCCGCTAATCTATCTTGGCAAGCATCAAGCTCTTGCTTGACGTTTGGACGCACCTCGTAGCCATTTGTTGGGTGTCTGCTGATACTAGCACCATCAAATACGTCACCAGCCATGCAAACTATATTAGGCTTTAAGGCATTTACTACATGGACAAATGCTCTGTGACCAGTTGATATATCGTCCGGCCAATAATGACAATCACTACCAACAACAATACAGCCATCAGGCATATCGACTAAAGCTCTAACTCCATTTGCTGGCATTGTTATATTAAAGTCTGGACTACGCTTATCCGTAGCTTTTAATATTACTCCTAGCCTATTTTCTATACTTCTTCTTCTTAAATTAACTGATCTTATGTGGCAACCTAAAATCTTTGCCACTTCTGCTACTGACGGATTGTTATTCCATATAGATATAAACTCTTCATCGCTACATAATTTGGCTGGCATTAGTTTGTCCTTCGTTGATATTCTCCGCACCAGTCAGAGTCAATGCATACAGAAAAAGAAAAGGTACAAGCGTCATTCTCTACGATTGGAATTGGTGGATACCTACGACATTCCCCACCGTCACTTTCTTTTACTGGAGCATAGAAGCAGCAAGTGACACACATAGGCATACAATCAGCAGGTAGTTTCGTTTTCTTTACCACAGTTTTGTATACTATGTCAGCAATGTTTCAACTCTGTTAAATGTTTCTTTCAAAGTGTGGGCAATCAACTAAAGATTTAAAGTTACCGCCCCATCTATTCTTTGGATACAAGCTTTCCCAGTATGCACCCAGTGGTGCAAGCACATCCTTATTCCAAATGATCTGATTATCTTTGAAAAAATTCAGATCAATTGCACAGCGCTTTAAGTGGATAGAGTTCATAGTCTTGCTGCGACCAGTCTTAAAGTAGATTGCTTGCTGCTCTGGTGTACGAGCCAGCTCACCACCAGTCACCATGAATCCCTGCTCGGTTGCGTACTGGATCAGCTTGCATACATCCAATAAGAATGCAGCCTGTTCTTTAGCTAAACTCATTTCCGCATCTCCATAATCTTTTCTACTGTGCGTCCACCAAAGTAAGCAGTCATAACTAGCATACCCCATTGACCAAGCAGTGCTACATAAGACTCTTGCACGTTGATACCAGCTGCACTCAAGGCAGCAAACAAAAGGTAAGCGCTGAGTATGTAGATCAGTGTGGCTGGACGAATGTTTTTAGACAGCCAACTATCTGATGCCATGTCTGCTTTCCAGCGATCAGATACATTGTTCTCTTGGTTAGCCTGTGCAGCCAGCAATGCAGTCAGCTCTGCTTGCTCAAGCTTTGCCTTCTCGATGCCCAGCTCCAGCAGTCTTTCCTCGTGATCGTATTGCAGCTGGCGCAACTTCTCTACGTCAGCAGGAGTTGGATTGTCAGGGATCTTAACTCCAAGAGTATTCTCTACTACCTCTTTGCCCTTTGCTTGGATGGCGCTCGATAGCAAACCCAATCCGCTTTCAGCTAGTGTGCCTAGCAATGCGCCTAGTATTGGAATCATTGTTTATCCCTTATCTTATTCATCAAATCAAATAGCGTCTTAACTTTTTCTTCTAATACTGCGACACGCAAATCAAGTTTAGACAGTACGATAATCAAAGTAATCAGCGCAAGCAGGATAGGCCAACCCTTAACGAGTAAGTCAAAAGTATCCATGTCATATACCTTTCAATAGTATTGATATGATCACACCAGCCATGCCCATAATCAGCACACCAGCAGCTTTGATTAGCAGCTTCTCTAATCTATCTACTCGTGTAATGAAAGTGTTATAGCGCTCTGCACAGACAGCCTCGTGCGTGATTAGTTTGGTTTCGATTTCGTTTACTGTTCCCATAATTTACTCGCACAAGACGTTAATAAAATTTATTCAATTACTTTAATTGTTGAATGCTGTAACAATACTCTTGAGTTTATTTCGTTAGACTTGACCATTTCATTTCTAAACGATTCAACTGCTGCACCTGTTTGCCTTTGTTGCTGGCTGTTCTCAATCATCAGCATTGGCATCCAAGCTATAGCGCAGCCCCACTCATCTACCTCTTTGCCTGTGTTTGGATTAGTCCCACGCAGTTGACTAAACCAAGCGCAGTCTAATTGTCTGCATGGCTCAAATGAATTTACAGGACATCCGTTTTTAGGTTTGATTTCCATTAGTCTTTTGTCGCAATGATTACATCAACATAAGAAACAGCAAAGCTAGGTAGTGTATGGTTATGTGACAAGCCACCACCAGTTGCGCTACCAGCGCCACCTTCTACAGCCGCAGTTTGAAAATCTCCCATTCCAGCGCCATAAATATTAGTATTAGATGCTGCGCCACCGTGTGTATGGCTAGGTATTTGATCCACTGTTAGTGTAGTGTTACCAGCATTTAATCCTGACGCAAACGCTGTAGTAAACGCTACCGATCCACCTGTACCAGCAGTGCCATTAACAACACGTAACGCTTTATTGTCATGAGTGGTTGACTTTGTCCATCCAGTGGGAGCAGCAGTTTGTACAAATAACATGGCAGTACCAGCTGCAAATGCACCACCAGCTGCAAACCAAGCTCCATCACCACGTAAAAATGTAGCTGCACTAGGAGTGCCAGTTGCCTCAATCATTGCTACCTGTGTCTTTGTTAGTGCCATGTTATTACTCCTCAACCCAAGTTAATTGGAGTGCAGCCAGCTCATCTACTGTGTCGCACTCATCTATTGCAGCCTCGTTAGCGTTAGATGCAGCACGAACAGCTGCACGGTACTCGCTAGTCTCAGTGTCTACAGCTGTGCCTGTCTCAGCAAAGCGTACTATTTTCCAGTCAGTAGGAATAAGCAATGCAGCTGCTGTCTGTTTTACCTGCGCTATCAGCATAGCCTTGCACTGGGCTAGATCCTTTGGATTACCTACACCCCAGTAAAAGCGATCATCAAATGTCTCTGGATCTGCTACCTCTCCTATACCTATGGCAGCTTTCTCTTCAGCTGTAGATAGTTGCAGCCAGTTGTTTGGGTACTGGATATCATTGTGCGTAAATGCCACACCTACTGGCAATGGTTTGTTGTCTAGTATAAACATTGTTACCTCGCTAAAGAATGCTTGAATGGGTTTTCTGCAAATGCTGCATAAATTATTGTTGCTGTACTTCCATTATTTTGTGCATTAATTGTTCTTAATTTAAATCCATTAGAAAGAATATCTAAATTGTTTTCTGATATAGATGATATTGCTACGGCATTTTCATTATTGGGCGCATTTGCTGCAACTTTGTTATCAGTTAAATTGTAAGTATTTCTTGTAGTATCAAACATCAACCAGTTATTTCCGGCTACTAAACTTTTAAACATAATAAATCTAGGTCTAAATCCTAAATAGATAAACATACCATCAGCAGCACCAGTGCCAGTGTATGATCCGAATTTAGAATAACCATCTATTTCTGCAAAGCAGTAAGCTACCATAGTGACAGAAGATGCTGAACCATAAGTTCCAACAGAAAATACTGATTGCGTTGGAGCTGCGTTATTCCAAAGAGAGCTATCTGAATTCCATGCGTTTGTCAGATTTAAATAAATGCCACCGTTTTGCGAGTTGGAAATGCTTGAGTGATATACAACCCAATTATCTGCTCCAGAACTTCTGCGTTTGTAAATTATCATTTTAGGCGCAATACCTAACCCATGCCCTATGGTTCCACTAGCATTTGTACCTGTCCAAGTAACAATACTAAACCCTGCACTAGGATTAGTATTTACTGTACTAGCAATTGATGGAACTCCTGATGAAACAGAACCAATTGATATATTTGTTGTTGTATTACTTGCCTTCCATTGCCAACCAACATAAGTAGCAGTATTTGTATTAACTTTAGCTAATGAACCTACCGTAAACCCACTTAACCCAAATGCAGTTAATCCATTAATTTGAGTAGTTTCAAGAGCAGTAGAGTTACTTGCTAAGTCTAATGTTGCTCCACGCACTGAGTCATATAATGCGTGATCTGTAGATCCAGAGCGACCTTTAATCCATACAAAATTAGGCTGAAATGAATTACCGTTAACAGTATTAGATACAGATAATGCTGACCCTGTACCAGTATAAGTAGTAGCAGCAAACTGTGTAGCACCATTATCAATGGTAGGAGCAGGTAAGTTAAATGAATTAACTGCAACGAATCCTGTAGGTGGAGTGTATGAGAATGGACGCTGACCAAAGTTGACTGCAAGCTTATCTACACCAGATCCATACACTGAAACTGATGGAGCGATAGCGCCAGTTAAGTTTGTATATGATGCACCAGTACCAGCAGACGGCACACCTTCTAACCATACGTTATTCTTACCAAACCATATGCGACCATTGGTTACGTCCACAGCGCATTGCAATACGTCATTAACTACCCAACTTGCAAATGAAGCATTGCTGACATTTACAGTTCCATTGTTGTTGTACTTTGTACCACCAGTGCCACCATTACATTGGACACCCCAGCCGTTTGCAACTTGACCAGTAAGGTTTGCGTACAATGTTGATGTTGTCTGAATGCCGCAAGCACCAATCATAAAAAAGTTATTACCACTTAATGCCTGAATTGTTGCTTCAAAATAGAACTTACCGCTAGGCATAAACATACTTGCATGAGCGCCCCGCCACTGACCTGTGACACCACTCTTAAATCCTAGATTTGCTTCAGTGTAAGCGCCATTACCAAGACTCGCATTGACTTGAAGAGTAGGGTAGTTACCACGATTGTTGCCGCCATCGGAGTAAGGTGTTGGTGTATCAATCATCGAATCGTACAGTACGTTATTCGATGGTGTGCCAGTGTAGGCAGATACGTTGATACCGTTTGAAGTCCAGAACTTACCGCCACCTGAACTATCCTTACCGATACCCACATTGCTTGATGTAGTAACGGCAGAGTTGTCTTCAAAGTTTAAGTAAAATCCATTAGTGCCGAATGTTCCTATATATCGTTTTGGCTGCCACACACCAGTGGTAGAGCTAAAGAATCCAAATGATGTAGGAGTTAATGCTTGACCGTCAATGAAGTTTACTTCTGCTAGGTAGCCGTCAAAATAATTAGATGGCCCAAGGTGAACATCAGCTCCCATATAGGTAGCTGTTGCTGCGTTCATGCCGCCTGTAGAATTCTGAGTAGGGTTGTTAGTAGTGCTAAATGCTGTTACTTGCAAACCGTTAACATATATTCTGACACGATCTAAAGCCGTTGCATTGGTTGTATCCCAAACAACAACAATGTGATACCACGCAGAAGGGTCACGAAATAATTGTGTTGTTTGCCGCCAAGATGTATTGAATCCAGTAATTCGTAACCCATCCTGAAAAAAATACATAAAGGTTGAGCCAGTATCATTGCTTGCGGAATTATTAGACAGTAAAAAATACTGAGTTGTACCTGAATCAATCTTTCCTCTTTTTACCCAAGCACTCCAAGTCCATGTTGTTCTATTTCCAGCACTAGCAGGAGTACGATTAAAATAAGCAGAGTTACTTGAACGTAGTCGCACACTACGCTGGATAGGTAATACCTGATCACCATCAGCACCACCAAGCAGCAGAGGATTAGCTCCAAGTACGCTCATCGTCTGTCTCCAATGAAACGAGTAGTAATGTTAGTTGAGCTATCAACATAGTAAGCAAGTATGTCTACCCCATTAGCTGTGGTGGTAAGAGTCGGAGCAGTACCGCCAGCAAAGTCCCAGTAGGAACCGTATGCCAGTGTGCGTGATCCAGTGGCATCTTGAGTAATCTTGATTACACCAGATTGACCAGCTACCAAATTAGTAGGATTATCTAATGTTCTATTACCTGCTAATGTCACACTAAAATTATTTCCCAATGCTAAATCTGTAGCTATGTTTGCGCCATCAGTTAAAGGAACCACAGCGCCACGCTTTGCACCAGTTGCTGTCTCTGCTCCAGCTAAATGCATAACCAAAGAGTCATTAGCTGGTGTGTAACCAATGTTGGATACAGCCGCACCAGAAGCAAGCTTGACAGCAGTTACGTTTGCATCAGCAATCTTAGCTGTGGTTACGTTTTGATCAACTATCTTTGCTGTAGTAACAGTGCCGTCACTCGGTGTGCCAATCGCTAATGGTGTAGACCACACTACCTCAATATTGCCAGTGCCTGTAGGTGGAGCAGTGCTAAATGTCAGCGTAGTACCAGACAGTGAGTAGGTATCTTTTTCTTGGTAGATACCAGATACAAACACTTGAGTATTATTCTCAGTGCCAGCATCACTAGACATGGTAAATGCTACCGTAGTTCCGTCACCACTAAATGCTTGTACGTTTACGTTTGTAGCGCCAATACCTGTGGATGATGCAAACCATTGACCAGACTCCAAGTCAGCAACAAATGTTGTGCTTGAGTATTGTGTGCTAATGGATACTGATGTTGCACCGTTAATGGTATCTGATCCAGCTCTGCTAATAGTTACAGCATTAGAATCACCAGTCCACTTAACTACCGCAACTTTAAATCCATCAGGCACAGTGCTGATTGCTGGTAGTGTGATTGCTATTGCACCGCTAGTTGTAGTCACACGAATCAACGCACCAGCGTCACCGATTACTACCGTATAGTTTGCGCTCTTGTCTATGACTGATGAGTAGAGTCCAGAGGCTGCATATGCTGCCGCTAGAGCTGCTGAGTTGGCAGCATTGGTGGCTGATGTTGATGATGATGTAGCGCTATTGCTTGAATTTGTTGCGCTTGTCGCTGATGCTGTCGCACTGTTTGAAGCATTAGTTGCTGATGTGCTTGCAGCGCTTGCGCTATTGCTTGCGTTAGTAGCAGATGTGCTTGCAGCTGATGCGCTGTTAGATGAGTTAGTTGCAAACGTACTAGCTGTCTGAGAATAATACTTTGCTGAGTATTCAGTGCCATCTACCGTACCTCCAGTTTTGGTAGCCCACTCTTTAGCCGCACCACGACCAGCCGTATCAGTTACACCAGTGCCACCAATTGCATAAGCCTTAGAAGAGTAATCAGTAGACTCTACTATGCCATTTGTTTTCTTTGCCCAGTCAGCAGATATCTGTGCATTTGTACCTACTATTGCTACGTCAAGAATAAGATCCCACTTAGCAACATCAACATTGCTAGATATTGGAGTTGATCCTGTAGAAATATGAGCAGTTTTGCATCGATAAACATTGTAGTTACTGGCATCACGAACCATGTCACGCACACCGTATGTCGTAGCTGTAGCCCAGTCACCTCGCCAGTTACCTACGTCATCACCAATGGTAGGATTACCACTAGCATCAAACGCTAAGATCTTACCAGCTCGTGAAGTCTGAGACGGTAGCGTCATGTTGATGTTGGTAGGATCCGTTACTGGAGCCTTGATAGAGCGCTCTGCTGTCTCTGCTACCTGCTGCACAAAAATAGTCTGAGAGTCGATCTCTTCATTTAGCGTATTAGCAAACAAGTCACCACCAGTTACAAAGTCTGTGGTGCGCTCAATTGCTCTGGCTCCGACAATGGTAATGCGATCACTACCAGTAGCAGCCACCACCAGAGTTACAGATCCAGTGCCATTGCTATTGATCGTTACTGTGTAGTTTGTGGTTAGCGTCAGTAGCGTGTCATTCTTATAGACATCTACGTCACCTGAGTTAATGATCTCGAATGTAAATGCGTATGGGCCAACACCAGCGCTACCTGTGTAGACCACTCTTCGTGATACGTTTGATATTGGATAGTTTGCCATGTTAGTCCTTACCGTTTATATTTACCTTCTTCACGCTGCATTTCTTTTACACCTTGAATTGCATCGTACAAGTCTCGATTCTCTGGATCAGCCAATAATAAATACTTAGCACCCATGTTTTCTGGTGTACCAGTGTATGCGTCAGATATTACTTTACCAAGTAAAGTTTGAGCAGCCGCCAGATCTCTTGATGCTAATCTCTTAAAGCCATCGCTACTAGCCATCTTGATAAGATTATCCTCAAGTTTAAACTTAGTCGTAGCAATTTCAATCCATTGATTATATTGTTTATCTGTTAATTCAACACCATCAATTTTCTTGGGTATCTTAGGCATTGGTACACCGTATTCCACCAGTACCGCATGAGCTGGAGAATACTTGCCATCGCTTGATTTAAACGGATCCCAAGCCTCTGACCAGTTACCCTTGCCAATACGCTTTTCCTCGCCTGTGATTGCATCTAGCTGCACTGGGAGCGTATCTGATGTCAGTGGATTCCTAGCTTTTGCCTGTGCGAAAGCCTCCCAAAATCCCTTCTGAGCGCCAGAGATAATGCCTACATCATCAGGAGATACAGCCTCCATGACCAAGCTTTTCTCTGGCTTTACAATACGCTCAATGCTGGCAATGAATGACGAGTAAGCGCCAGCTGGAGATCCACCAATCACATAGGAAGTAGTCTGTTTGGATACCTGTGCCATCACGTTATAAAGCATTGATGGTGCATCCTTTGCCTTGGACGAAAACATTTTCATCAGCTCACCGTAGCCTTGCAGCATAGGCTGTTCGGATGTGTACTGGTATAAACCTAAAGCGCCACCCATCATAAGTTTTTCCATGTCCATCTCACTACCGTCTACCATCGCATATTCACCAGCTGTGGCAGCAATAGACATCATGGATGAGAATGGCTCAATACCAGCGTAGCTGATATACACCTTGTCTGGTGTCTCTTTTACCTGAGTGATTTCTTTGTACTGAGCAAGTAACTCTGGACTCACATCAGATCTATTAAACACAAATGAGAATTGCTGCCAGCCTGTACCCTCCAGTGCAGCCTTGTCTTCTCCTCGCATCGGGCCATACCCAGTTACTCTGCCATCGAGAGCATAGGATCCAGCTCCATAAATAATGCCAGCACCTAAAGTAACTCTAGCCATCGCCATATCTCTACGGATACCACCAGCATTAAAGTCACCCCAAAATCTAGGTGAGGCTAAATTTAAAACTGGTGTGCGGCTCATTGCCTCCATCGCAATATTGGTAGGAGTCTTAACGAATGGAAAGAAAATCTTTAGGACTGGAGTGTCCTTCAAGAATCTTTGAGCGCCCTGTAAACCTTCCTCAAGTTCTCTGGTAAATGTAGTCGTAGCAGCCATTGATTTAGCTGCCTCATCTATTTCAGCGGTAGGCTCAACCAAAAGCTTTTCATGTAGCGCTGCTGCTTGCTTTGCAGCTGTAGTCTCATCAACACCGTTTTTAATTAAGTTGCCGTATTCCTTGTTAGCCTCTCTAGTTACCAGTGCATTCAATTCCATGCGGTAGCCGACAGCCTTAAAGAATTCATCCTCTGCCATCAGCGCACGACTAGGTGTGGTTACAAGACCACCCCAAAACTTCATCGCTCCATTAAGCGCCTGTGCTGTAGTAGAGTCACCGAATGAAACATCAAACGTATCACGACCATTTCTAAAGTTCTCAATCTTAGCCAGCGCATCAGTAGGCTCATTCTTTTTAAATGCAGTAACAGCTATGCTGCCACCTTCACGCATACCTTGCAGCATACCCATAGCTTGTGCATGAATCTCATTTAACTGGATTGCTTCCTCGCCACCCTTAAAAAGAAAATTCCTAGCCTTGCCAATGCCTGATGCCACTAGTCTCTCTGGAATCATATACGCACCAAACGCAGAATTACCTACTATGTTCTTTGCGTGCGTAACTGGCGAAGACAGTAGTCCGTTAATCCATGTTGAGTACCATACGTCACGCAATGTGCCTGAGATTGTCTTCTCAGATAATGCAGCACGATCAGCACGACTATCCAAGGCAGTGTAGCTATTAGCCAACTCGAATGAATTTCTAATACCACCAGCCTCATTAAGGATTGTATCTAGCTGTGCGCCTCTAGCAGCGCTTGATGTACGAGCCTGTGAGAATATACCTAAAGTTCGAGCTATGTCAGCCTGTCTGCCTTTAGCAGCTTTTAGAAGTACACCCTCAAGAGCCACAGCTTGATGAAACTGAGTAGCTAGATCAGCATTCAATGATCCATTATTAGCTGCAAGCTTTACCTGTTCACCAAGGTCAAACGCACGTTTACCAGCATCAGTAATAGCCAGCATCATCTTGTATGCTTCTTCTGGACTGGCAGTTGTCTGTACTTTAGGATCTAGTATCCTAGCGATAAAGCGCTCGTCATAGCCGTCTTCAGCAGCCTTCTCGGCTACCTCTTTATAAGACATCTTAGGTAGCTTATTGGCGCCATACTGTAATGCGGTAGCCTCAATGAATTGACGAACACCGTCTACGTCCTTAATCTGATCCAGATTAAATACAGTCTTCTCTACACCAGCGTCTAACTGAGTTTGGGTAGGAGACGGTCTGCCTGATGCTGTGGTAGTCGGAGCCTTGTTTAGGATCTCATTGACTGGTGCATTCTCTTTGATTACAGAGTACGAGCCAACTTTGCCAGACTGGATATCCTTTTGCAGGATCTTGCGCTCTGCACTTAGTGGAGCTTTCTTGATCTGCTTTTTGACTAGCTGCGTAAATAGTCCAACCTCTGGCTCAAACTCGTCTACTGGCTGCTCTTCAGCTGGCAGAATAGCATCAGCCTCCATGTCAATTGGAGGTGGCTCAATGTTAGGTAGCGTCTGCTGTAGCTGTAGATTCTCAGGAGTTAGCTGGTCTAGGCGCTGGTTCAATGACTCTATTGCCATTATTTCTTCCTCTCATCCTGCATTGTCGCTGCACCAGTGGCAGCGCCTATCGGAGCAGCTGCAAACAATGGCTGACCTTTTTTAACTCCAGCTTTCATTTCTGGAGTTATGTCTATATATCGCACTGTCTCTTTGTCAGGATACATTGATGGAACACCATTAACATTTGCTCTACCTGTAGTTATGCCAGTCTCACCCATTTTAGCATTCCACTTTTTGCCGTACTTCTCTAGGAATTTAGGATATATCTCATCATAATATTTCTTCATTCCTTCGCCACCAATATTAAGACCTTCACCAGCTAAATTGCCAGTATCCTCAGACATTATTTTGTTTGATAAATCTTTTCCTATTACAGAGCTAAGTGATTTACCTTCAAAATTTCCACCCATTACTTTCCCAGTATTATCAACAGACAAAGTAATATTTTCCCCATTTACCATATCAAGGCTAACTGCTCTTTTAACACCACCACCAGCATCACGCCAAGCCAATGTATTTACTTCATTGCTCAAACTAAATCTAGCTGCTTGCTGTTTACCAGTGGTTAAACCAACACGCTCATAGCCATTCTCAGCTGCATATTGCAATGCTCTCTTTAAAGCAAGTTGATACCATGTATCTTTAAATGGAGCGTCTGGCACTCCATAACTTTGCTTATCAAGCAAAGCATTTCCTTTGTCATTTAAAATTGTTTGCTGTTCAATTAATGCTAAACGATCATTATTTAACTTTTTAAATTCTTCCGAGTTTTTAGATAAGCCCATCATTTCAGACATAATGCTTCTAATTTTCTCTCCATTAGAAGTCATTTCATCTTCTAATAATTTTATTTCTTTATTTTCATTTGCTGATTTATATCCCTTATCTCTGCCAGCCTGATGCCAATCACTTTGCACTTCCTCAATCAGCAGCATCTTTTTACCGTCAGCATCTACCCTATCGTTTACTCGTAAGTGAGCTAAGATATTTGGTTGATCAAAATGTGATGATTTAAACTTTACAGCTTTATCTTTTCCGTAGTCTATAGCGCCAATTGCTTTAGCTTCACTCCATGCGCCATCCATATCTTTTGATGTTGATACAAGTCTTCCTTCATCTAACAGCTGCACCCTACCATCAGGCAAAGTATTAAATGAATATTGCTCGTTTAATACATCCGGCATTGTTTTTTTATCTGGCATAGTCAACAGAATCTCTCTGTAGTTCTCACCACCAGCTAATGTGTATTGACCGAATTTAGTTGTAGATAAACCAAGATCTTTTGTGGCAGTTTTAATTGCTTCATTTCTGTTTAATCCCTCACCAGCAATTTTTCCATTTTTATCAAACACAGTAAAAATACCCATATTTGGATCTTGCTTTACCGTCCATCCATTTGGTAATCCCTCACCAAGCTTAACTTCTTGCACATCTACTTTGTTATTGGCAATGTATTCTTGTACTTCCTGCTTAGTTACATTCTTTTTGCCCTTCAGGAAATCATCCAGCCCCATCCATTTAATCTCTTCAGCTTTAACATTTTCGCCTTTCATAATGTCATTTAAGAAAGACTGACCTGCACCAGACTTTCTTTGTACATTAATCGCTGCATTCTCAACTGCTGAATAAAAACCTATGTCAGACTTTGCTGCTTGCTGTGCTACCGATTTACCATCAGGTACGATATCCATGATCATGCCTGACTTACGCAAACCCTCTTCCATCATATTGGCAGCAGCTGGAGCCAACTTCTTTGCACCATACTTAATAACTTTACCAGCGGCTTGAAATGCAGGTATAGCATTCAGCAGATCTAGCGCCTCTGGTGTCGGACGTAGTGTCTGACCTTCGCCAGTAGTAGGAGCAAAGCCATAACTCATAGCCTCCATTACTTTACCAAGATCTCCTACAGTAAGATCCTTTAATGAAAGAGTGCCAACATCAGGCAAACCAATTACAGCAAAGTCCAAATACTCAGCGCCAGTTTGAATTGCAGATCCAATGTTACCCATCATTTCCTGTAGCTGTGTGCGAGGTATGCTTTGAATTGATGATGTGTCTTCTGGAAATACACGACCAGTAACTGGCATAGCACCAGTAGTTGCATCAGCAGCAGGTTTATTAACAGGAGATTGTTGACCAATAACAGTAGCCTCAACAGCTCTACCAGAAGAAATTAAATTAGCAGGTAAAGGCTTTTCTGGTATTAAAGGAATCTCACCCATTGGAGCTTCTAACTGTGCAGCTGGTGGAACTGGGCCACGAAAGTTAGGACTGCCTTCATCTAGATCGCCAGTAGGCAATGCAGCCGCAGCAGAGTTTAAAAACTTTTCTTCCAAGTTCATTTCATAGCCTCTTTCATTCTTTCTTGGGCTTTCATTAACTTATTCATATCATCTTTTGAGAATTCATATTGTTTATTCATTCTTTTTATTTCTTCTTCTGAAAAGAATTTTCCTTTTTCTGGAGGAGCAACTCCATCTTTCATTTTTCCAAATACAGTTGTTAAAGCTTTATATTCAGCGTCAATATTTTTTAATTTTTGATCAGATTGACCAGCGCTAACCAATTGTTGCGCTCGTGTAGTAACATCAAATGGCTCACCTTTTTTACGAGCCTCTAAATACTCAAATGTAATTTGATTCTTTAATGCAGCAGACTTTCTCTTGGCATCATCCATGCCAGCTTGGAATGGATCAGATATACCAAGACCATTGTCAATAATATTTTTAGCCATAGACAAATCTTTGTCTTGTGACCGTATTTGTTGACCAAGAACATGAGCCTCTTTCCAGCTAATCTTTCCTTCCTTTGCGTATTGCTTTAATTTATTTTCACCAATTTTATTTAATGCAATTTGCTGTTCTAAACTAAACATAAATTCAAAATTAGCAGGAGCTTTGTCCTCACCATTTCTAATTGCTTTTATCTCAGCACCACTAGCTTGACCAGTGCTAAGTAATGTATTTACAAGATCATCACCAGTTATTTTGCCAGTGTAATAATCATCTCTTGCAAGCATTGCCTCTTCTTTATTTAACTTTTCTTTGCGAGAAAAATCATCTTGTCTAAACTTTTCTTTTTTACTTTCTGAATTGTAGAATTGGTCTATAACTTTATCTCGTGTTTCTGTGGGAAGTGTTTTCCATAAATCTTGATACTTACCTGTATTACCTTCTTGAATAGCTTGCATTCTTGATGCCAAGTTATTTTCAGGAGTAGAGTATCCAAACTCATCAGAAGAAAAGTAATTTGAAAGCCTATCAACATAAGCTTTTTCAGTTCTTGTGTCTAAATTCTTTTGAGTATTAGCAAACGCAACAGGATCATATGTCTGTGCAATAAGATCTAATCTTTTGTTACGCTCAATAAATATAAGATCATTTAGTTTTTTAGGATCTGTCTCTTTATCAATACTCGCTCTAACTTGAGAGTCAAAATCACTTAAAGATCTATTGACGTTTTCTTCAATAACCTTTGCATTAAATTCACCAATTCTCTTAGCAGCCGCCTGATACACTACGTTTGATGCAGTAGCTACTGATGCTCTAAAAGCATTAGCTTGCTCTGGATCTATCCTTGCAATTACATCACCGTTACCTTTTGCAATGCCATAAAACTGATCATCTAGTTGTCTAATATTTGTAATCTGACCAGCCTCAACCTGCTTGTATATACTAGCAATCTCACTTCTAGCTTGTAGCTCCAGCGTAGATCTAAGTTGACCAGCCTGTATCTTTCTTGCTGAGTCACCAAAGAATGTGCCAGCTTTAGGAGCCTGTATTGCAATATCTAATGATCCCTGTTTTGCAGCAGCAATCTGCTCGTTAGAAATAGGGTTGTTATATGCCCATTGCTCACCTTCACGAGCAGCAGTTTTTGCAGCAGCCTTAAATGCAAACTCGCTTAAACGATCAAGAGATTGCGATATTATTTGTGATGATCTTTCGCTTTCACGCAAGTCAGCAAAGTCTAATCTTTGCGTAGGCTGAGATAGCAATCCAGATTGTTGGTATGTTGGTAATGGCATATTATTTAGCTTCTAGCAAAAGTACTTCTGTCTTCAATAGGAGCAGGTGCTGGAGCAGACCCTAACTGACTAAATTGATATGCACCAGACGCAATTGTCATAGCAGCTTGGAAGTACCCTTGCTTTTCAGCTTGACTAGCAGCTGATGCATACATACCCATTTGCGCTTGTCCTATTCTTTCAGCGCCAGCAGCGTTTGCCAATGAAACTTCAAATTCTTTACCAGCTCTACGAGCATTTACATCCTGAATTAAAGCAGCTGATCCCTCAAAAGCTTGTACACCACCAGCTGATCCCCTAGCTCTAGCAGCTGCATTTGTTTCATTTAATTTTTGCAAAACCATATTTGCTTTTTGCTCTTCAGCTAATGCACGTTGCTTACCCTCAAGACTAGTTTGCTCTCCTTGTAACCGTAATTGTGCTGCACGAGCTTGACCAGCTTGAATGCTATTAACAGCTGATAATGCAGTAAATGCAACAAGTGCAATTTGTGCCATGTTAAGTCCCCTGATGTGTTGCTACTTTGTACTCAATACCGAGTAGCGTCATTTTCAATGGGAGATTCTGAGATACGGTAATCTTTGCGTCCTGAGAATATCCCAAGATCCCATGCAATACCTTGATGCCAGTGAAGTCTGGAATGTCAGCATCCAATATGCTGGCAGTATCAAAACTTCTAATAGGCACTTCGATATTATTAATCTTTATATGCTGCGTATCTTTTAATACAGCATTAACTTCCACAATACGTTTTTTAAATCCAATGCGAGTACCTGATGCCAGTTTTAATTCTACTGGCTGAGTTGCTACAGTTACTGTGTATGGCAATCCAACTTCATATGATGATGTCGCTGCTCTAGCAAATGTGATAGTGCCACCAGCAGGTACTACTTGATCAGGCTGGATAGTGCCATCAAGCTTTATATTAACTGTCTTACCAATCAAATGAGACACAGATACACTCGCAGCCGCACCACCTTTTACAGCAGAATCCATGTAAGTATCATCATCAAAATACTCAACATAGTATTGAGTAGCGCTATTAACAGTGCGCTTAACGATTGCGTAAATTGTAGTGATGTCTACACCAACATCAATAAACTCACCGTCAGTATCAAACTCTGATGGCGCAATAACATTCTGCTGACGGAGTAATGAGAATACAGCTATTGATCCACCAGTAGCATTGACAATTAATAGCAAGTCATTTTCGTCTGTAGCTACAGTTCTACGCAAACCTAGTCGAGTAGGATTCTTTAGTAAATGACCAGCCAGCAAAGAGATCTTGTTTGTTAAATACGTCAACTGTGTATCAGAGAAAGCCATCTCATTTAATGACTTGCCTTGACGCTGAATAAATAGAGTGCCAGATTCCAGCTGCTGTACTCGAATACCTTCCTTGCTGCCGTTACGACTAATCGTCTTTAAGAAAAAGTTAGTCGGTGTAATTGGATCTAGACCATTCTGTGGCACATAGAACTCACCACCAGTTGTAAACACTTGCAGATCTCGACCTGAGATTATGTCTGTAATGGAGTTGTAAGTATTAGTGTCTAGTGTTGCCTCTACCGCATCGTCATCCAATCCTTCGGTAGCCTCAAAGTCAAAGAATATACCTACCTTAGATCCCCACATGGTAGACGGTCTAGATTCACTACCGCCAAAGTAAAGCCTACCCTCATGGAATGTAACCGTAGCAGGATAGCCTTTTGTAGCTGACCACACAGCCTCATAACCTGACTCATAATCCCAACTACCTGATGCAATAGCTGATGAATTAAAGAATGGGAACTCTGTAATAGCGCTCACCACAGTGCCTGATGTGTAGGCAACAATCTTAGCTCTACCCTGTGGACTAGCATTCACATACTGACCAACACTACCAGATGTAAATACTGATGCACTAGCAGTTAGCGTTATCTTTCCAGATACAGCTGATGGTGTCAGCGTAGCAGCTGGATTAGTTACACTAAGAGTAAATGCATACTTAGGTACAGAGTCAAACGTAATCGCTGATCCAGTCCAGTCAGCATTGGTAGCTCCACGCACGATCTTGATTGGCGGTATAGATGGGTGAACCACAACCAAAGTGTCAGCTGATTGAGTCCAGCAAATTTTACCTAGTCTTGCTCCAGTTAAACCTAAAGAAGACGTATTTAAATACGGTAATCCAGATCCATTGATGTTTGTAATTAATACCTTGTTTCTGTACACATACATTCTGTTATGTGTGAAAACAAGCATATAACTATCTGAAGTTGAAAACTCAAACGCAACGCATCTCACACCATTAGCGGCAGACTCTGCACCAGTGTTTGGTAATGCAGACAAGTACCTTAAACCTGCTCTACGTCTCAATCCACCCTGCGGCTGGATCACTACATTAGTGGCCTCAGACAAAGCATTCTGATAGGCAGCAAGATCCACACGAGCCAGCAATAGTGGATCCATTTCTCCTGAAGAGAAGTTTGTCTGAAGTGATACAAAACGAGTCATTAGTATCTAACCGCTATCAGTGAGTAGTCTTCAATAGACTGTACAGGATTATTCTGTCCATCAATATTAATGGATGTACGCATATATCCACCACGACCATTCTCAGCTGGAGATCCCACAGCTACGCTCTGCCAGTATTGAGCCTTATCTACTTGATCTGTGATTGGTAAAGCAAAGTGCCAAGCCATTACATATTTGAGCAGTTGCACAAAATATGATGGCATAGCAAATTCTGGAGTTGAATACTGATATTCAGCGTAAATAGTTTGCTCATTCGTCAGCACCTTATCACCCATGATTTTATAAGATTGGATAGGGTAAGCGCCAATATTTCCTGTGTTAAATATCTTGCGAGGAGATCCTAAACGATCACCAGTTAAAGCATATTCATAACGATATTCATTAGTTGGAGTAGTTATTAGCTGTGCTAGTTTTTCTTTTTTAAAACTAAACGACCAAGGATACGTCATCAAAATTTGATTTTTGATGTCATGATAAAGTCGATCAGCAATATTAGCCTCATCCGTACCATCGTTGAATGACGATATAGGACGAGCGCCAAGCATTATTAATGCGTCTGAGCAGATTGATAAACTGGTATCGCCAGCAGCCATGTCAGATCCTTAATGTGATAAAGGGCTACCCTTGTTTTGCAAGAGCAGCCCTGTGCTTGATTCAGACCAGATTAGTCTGTATCAGTTGCGCTTACGGTTGTGCCGTCTGCAATATCAACTACACCAGCAGCAGAGACTGCATTGACGTAAGTCAATACTAAGCTAGGAGTAGTGCTATCGTAAACAAAGATAATATCGCCAACTTTTAACAGCGATGCAATGCTGTCAAAATAGCTAACGGTATTAACAGTTGCTTGTGTATCAGCTGTTTTGTACGAGTAAATTGATGGCGCATTGCCAGCTTTACTCGCTGCGATTGTTGCAAAGCCATCTGCAGAAAATGCCATGTCAGCCCCCTATTAAGCAGTTTCACGGCAGGTAATTTTAACAATACCTTCCGCATCGATTGTTACAGCGCCAGCGCTGAATACTTCGTTGACTAACCAGCTAGTCTTCTCAGGGATATAGTTGATCTCGGAGCGCATACCGATACCTTCAGCGTAGCCGATTGCATCTTTGTGGAATGCGAAACAAGTACGATCCAAAGAAGCATCGATAGCTAAACCACCTTCAGAGCGATCACCTAATACATGGAAAGTGAAACCCAAGTATGTGTTGATCTCGCCTTGTACAAGAGCCTTGATGCTATTGAAGTCAGAAGAGGTTACAGCTGTCTCAGACAACAAATTAGATAAACCGTTTGCATGGATGATAATGTTACGACCTTCAGCAGGTACGTTATTCTTATCGAGCAAGCGCTTTGCCTCACGCAGTTTAGCCAAGTTCATGTTGGAATCAGCAGCGCCAATATCATTAGATACTGTCAATGAAGTACCAGAAGAACCTAATGCGTCCAGAATTAACTGGTCTTGTCTGCGACCCATTGCAGAAGCTACAACTTGTACGAGTTCTTGACGCTCGTCAAAGTTTACTTTTTGCTGGGAGAAAATGTCTGAATACTCAGCTGCATTCCAGTCTTGCAGTGTGCAAGTTACTGAGCTGAAGCCTACGTTCATTGGGGTTACATCAGTTTGGGTAATGCGAGCAGTCGCAACACCTTTACCGACTTTTGGGAATTTTACGGTTGAGCCTTCGACACCTCTACGCTGACGCACAGCACCGACAAGCATTGCTTTCGCTTGATATGCTTGTTTAACTTCTGCGTCAAACAGGGTAACGAAAGCGTTGGATAATGATACGCTCATGTTATACTCCTTAATAGTTTGATAAGATAGTTTGTCGCTGCTGATATGCCTATTGCTAGGGTCTGCTGCTTGCTTTTTACGTTAGCCTAAACGTCTACGTCCGTAGCGGTAAGGGTCAGACGATATGAGCCTGATATGCCTTGATAGCGTTTTACACCATTTTTAGAAAAACGCAAAACGAAAAAAAGCCCAGCACTTGGCTGGGCAACTCCGTGAAGGAGGGGAGACTTTAACCGAATGTCTGAGCAAACATCTTTTCCACCTTTTGGCGGTAAGCTACGTCAGTTTTATACTTCGGATCATTAACCATTTGGTACAGCTCTTCTTTACTTGGTGCGCCATCAATTGGCATTGAGTTTGTAGGAATTTTAGTTCCTTCATAAGTCTCACGCAACTTAGCCAAAGCTTTAATGCCTTTAGCTGTCCCGCCCATAATCTTAAACTCCTCGAAATCGTCAGCGCCCCATATGCCTTTATTGACCAATCCTCTACCCCAATCGGTCATAGACTTGATCATAGCATTTGCATTTGGGCCAAGTGCCTTGAGTTCAGCATCACGATTAAATTCCACTTGCTGCTGTTGAGCGCCACCCATCTCAACTACCTGCCCTACCAGCTTATCCAAAGCCAGCTGGCTGATACCGAATTCCTGCGCCCAGCCCATCACCGTATTTCTTACAGGATCATCCTCTGGTATTGAACCGAATGCGCTGGTATCGTATTTACCATCAGCTGGTGGTTTGTGTTTGCCTTGGCTGATCTGCTTGCGGAGATCGCCCCAGCTTTTTGCTATTGCCTCCAAGTCTGGCTCAGACTCGTCTTTTTTCCAGAAGTTTTCAGGCCACCAGTCTGGACGTTCTAGAGGACTGTCATCCTCTTCTGGTGTAGCTGCTCGATGTTCTACTGCTGTGGCTACTGGATTAGCTTGGCTTTGAGTATCTTCAGTTGCGGTTGCACCATCCAATAAGCCAGCATCACTGCTGGGTTGGTTGTTGTCTTCCATTGTTTTCCTTTGGTTTTAGAGAGCGTTTTATTCTCGCCTCTATATCACGCACCACACTATTTTGTCCTTCCCGATAATACGCATAGGAAGAGTCGCAGTCTGGTGTGGCTACAGGCTGCTCCAACAAGGTAGAACGTAGCCACCTCATTAATTTTTGTCCGTCCTCGGTAGTCATCACCTTGGCACATAACATATCCAGATCATCCGACATTTGTGTCGCAACACGAATGTCAGTAGGTAGTTCATCAAAATCATCCCATCCAGCCATTAAGCCATACCTCCCTGTACAGCTTTACCTACTGCTTGAGCAGCAGCCTCTGGATTAGCAGCTGCAAACTGCTGTGCCATTTGTGCTGCCTTCTGCATCTCCATTGCTCGTTCTTCTGGTGAGTAGCGCAAGCTTGCAGGTACACCAAGCTTCTCAGCAATCATGTCCATTGCTTCACCTTTCTTCAAACCAAATTGTGCCTCTTGTCCAAAGCCAGAAATGATCTGTGCGTACTGCATAATATTCTGCACTTCTTCCATATTCTGCGACATAGCCAGTGGTGAAGTAGGCATCACACGAACTTCTAAACCATTAACTCGCAGTGGCATATCAATCAATCCACGATCATCCATTACCTGTAGAATTTTCTCTACTAACGGAATCATCGTCTCATTAATCAAACGACCAAAAGCAGAGCCAAGGTTTTGTGATAACTCTTTCATTCGCTCTACTACCTCAGTAGCAGATCGTGCGCTCATGTTATCTGGTGGCAGTGACTCATCAAGCAATATGCGTTTGATGTTTTGTTGCAAGTCATTGATCACCAACTGCGACACATTAAAGTCACCAGATCTTGGTAATGCTTTTAATGATTCGCCCTGTGGGCCACCGTTACGAGCTACTGGAATAATCGCCCCAGCAACAATACGAATAGTCGCAGGATTAATAACACCATCATCAGCCGCAGTGTAAACACCAGAGATTGCGAGAGCAGCATTTTTTAAAAGTAACTCTTTTGTTTTGTTTAAAGTTTTAATATCTGGCAGTGCTGTGATTACCGGCCCCCGACCATAGATCTCACCAGCTACTTTCATGTAACGTGATACAACCCAAGGTGAAACCTTAATTGTGCGATTTACAATTTTAGTTTTAGATTCTTTATGAATGACACAGTAAGAATAGTCACCACGCTTTTGATCAAATATAGTTGCCTCAACTAACTCTACTTCTTCTGTAGGTTTTTCTTCTACTAGTCTAGCTAATTGACCAGTAATCTCTGCGTCAGACCATTGGCGCTGGATTGCTTCAGCTTTAATACGCATACGTCTGTACACGTTATCTACCGCACCATTCGCACCTTCTTCAATTGCTACTAGATACTGTGGCACTGGTACAAAGTTAATAGGATTAACATCATCACCTGATTGCACCATCATCACAGCAGTGCCGACTGATAGATCAAGCAAGAACTCACCAATAGCTATATCAAAGTTTGATTGCTTGATTACAGAAAACATCTTGTCTAGGTAAACATCTAGAGCAAGTTGCGCCTCCATCTTGCGATCCACTGGAATATCTGTACCAGCTTCAAGCTTGCACCACTTGCGCTGCGGTGGGAATATGCCAGACTGCATACGGTTAGCAAAGCGCTGCACAGAGTTAATAGCGGTAGAGTCAAATACTCGCACCATCTTTTTCTGTCCACCTACTTTACCTTCCCAATATCCGTCATATAAATTTCTTTGTGGAAGAGCAAACTCGTATGCGTCTTCGTACAATGCACGAAAGTCATCTTTGCGTCTTAGTGCTATTTCGTGTCGTTTAAGAATGTCTTCCGCAGATAATTTTGATGTGTATTTAGTAGCCATATCAATCCTTTTTATGCTTATTCGCAAAGTTGCGAGCTGCCTCTTTGCTTCCAAATCCCCACGCTTTTAATGCTAGTTTTAATCTTGTAGGCTTACCATTCTCATCCACAAGTGGGCCAGCCATACCACCAAATCTAGCAGCAAAAGATACTCTTCTAGGGTTAGTGCCTTCTTTAACTGGAGCCTTTAAATTACTTCCTTCTGTACGTTTAAAATATTTACGTCCAGCTTCAGTTAATCCACCTTTTGGATTTTTATGTTCTTTCTTCATTCGTACCAATCTACCCGTAACTCAGCCATTTGAGAGCTACCGTTTACGTTTGTCAATCTAAATAGATAAGTTGTCAGTGGTTTTAAAATAAATTCAAAACTTGTACCACGACCACCAGCGCCACTTCTATTTCCCTGTCCTTCTGCGCTTGTAATCAGTTCAGAATAAAACTCAGTGCCTACTGCGGTTACCGTAGGATTTAATACTGCAACACCTTGACTAGCTGTGTTAATTACCCTATTGCGTCTATGTAAAGACATTGATGTACCACCACTTGTAGTGGGAGATTCATATACATAAACCTCAGTCTCTCCACCACATTGGTAATCAACAAATGCATGAGCCTCAACACCAGCCGGAAAAGCTATTGCAATATCAATACTTGCTCCTACTGCTAATCTAGCTGTGTCTTTATGAGTCTTATAAACGTAATAAGCTCTACCTTCATGCAGCCTTACATGATTAACGTCAGCAGTAATTAATGGATAATCAGATCCAGCAATAGCATAAGTGCCAGCATTGTTTTTTTGAACAAGCGTAACAAATCTAGACTTGGTAGTTAGCGACTCAAGTTCTACTGGAGTAATAGCCATTATTTCTTCTTAGGCTTCATTGCGGTTTTAGCTGCTTTCTTAAATGCAGCATCAGTAGGAGCGCCTTCGGATCCAGCTTTACGCATCTTTTCGCCAGATCCCTTTTCTATCCGCTCTCTCTTTTTATGAATGTTGGCATAAAGTCCAGCTTTCATTTGCTACCTTTCTGCTTAATACCAGCCTCTGACATAGCAATAGCAATAGCTTGATCCTTGGATGTGACCTTATCGCCACTCGATGATTTCAATTTGCCAGATTTATACTCACGCATAACCTTGGCAACTTTCTTTTTCATCTTATCCATATCAGCCGCCTAGCGTATCTTTCAAACCTTCTTCGCCATCCATACGAGCGGTAGACAATAACGCACGAGCGCCACCACGCTGACGAGCTTTCATACCAGACTGCTGCTTCTCCAGCATATCTCGCTTTTCTGCTTCAGTCTGCGCTCTCATTCGTGCTGTTTCTTTTTGTTGCTCTGCCATTGCAGCTGCTGCACCACCGTCACCACCACCACCGAACATTCCACCCATGATTAAACCCTCGCTAAAATGTAAGTATCTGCACCGTCAGGACTATATTTCTTCATTAGTCCTTCGATCTCAAAACCAAGGTACTCTGCCCAGCGTAATGCCCTCGGCTCATCGGATCTTACCGTAAGTTGTAGCCTATGCAATGAGAGCGATTGCGCCACGATATCGCTAAATGATTTAGCGACTATGGTTAACTGCTTTGGATAACGTCTAGCGTCATCAGATATGATTGACCACATCTCAGCCACACCAGTCCACAGTATGATGCAGCCAAACATTGCTACAGGTTTGCCATAAACTAGTGCAGTAACTGCGAGTCCGAGCCTAGCTTGCATTTCTAGCATGGTATCCATAGAGACAGCTTTCGCAAATGGCAGCTGATCCTCTGTAATTCTCATGTGATGTAGGTGGCTGGGAACCATTGGTATGTAACACACACCAGCCTTATGAGGTAATCGCTCGTTTAACTCGATTATGTTGATCATTCAAACGGATCAAAGTCTGAATTAGCAATAGTCTGTACCACTATCGTATTTTGTAAGTGCTGTGGCTTGGTTAATCGCTTATGTTCACCACCACCCAGCAGTAAGTAGCCAAATGCATCACCCACATGGCTATGCTCATTTTTGTTTGGCGCATCTCGGAACCTCTCATGACCTGCACCAACAGCAATACGCTTAAAGTGGTAGCCACCAGCCAGCGCTTTACGCAATAACTTGCACCGAGTGTTGACCATCAGCCCAGCTTTACCTTGAATCAGCCGCTGCATCGGCATAGCAGCTGCTTCTCTACGCACTTTAAAGTCATTTGATGGGGCTGGCTGCGCTCGTAAACCCAAGGTACGCAGGTAGTCAAAGCTTGTTACCTCATAAATCGCATCTCGTGCCATACCAGCTGGGTCACCCCACAGCAATACTTGATAGTTTGGGTACTTTGCGTTTAACTCTGCCAGCAGTTGCTGACCAAAACGCTCCAAACCCATGTCTTCAGTGACGATTTCATCAAGAATATTCCATCTACCATTGGCTAATCGCTGACCAATGACAGCAGCTGGTGTCAAACCAAAATCCAAACCTACTTGTATGGCCTGAGTTGGATCTACATCGACCTCACCAGACATCATTGAGTCATCATATTCCTGCCAGACTGGTCTACCTTCCTGCACATAGGTGTATTGACCACCAGCGTAGCAGCGGATCCAGTCTAAATTTTTACCTAGTAGCATTTGCTGGTAGTAGCCAGCAGGTAAGTTCTTAATGTTTTCTGCTTTAGGATTTAACTTCCACCACTTTCCAGCAGAGAATATATGATCATTAGCTTCTGGATTGTCTGGTAGCTTAGATGGGTCAGCCTCGATTACTCCACCTTCCTGCTTAAAGAATTTCCAAGCATACTTGCCAGTCATTTTTTCTTTTTCAGCTAGTTTATGAAACCAGTGATCATCATCCATCGGATTTGTGTCCATCCATATACCGTGCCAACTAGCGCCACCGTCACGCTTAGTAGGATACCTGCCAACCCGATGAGTGAGGCCGTCAACCACAGCTTTAGGTAGCTCTCTTGCTTCATTAACCCACGCTCCTGTAAGTTCTAAGGACAGTAGTTTTCTTACGTCCTTTGGTTGATCAAGTGCCAAAAATATGACTTCGCAATCCACACCAGCTGCACCGTCTCTAGCTGGCAGCCTGATGTGATGTGTAATCGGTGGAGTCCAAAGCAGTGATCCAAATGTATTCTCAGGGAATAGATCTAACCACGTTTTAATCGTAGTGGTCTTTAGCATTGGGTACGAGTTACGGACAATCGCCCAGCGAGAGTAGCGGATATTGTCTATAGGGCTGGGTTTTTGCTGGATAGCTTTGATAAATATCTTGGCTGCACAGGCATAAGACTTACCGCTACCAACTGGCCCCATTAAGCCTTGGACGAAATTGTCACACTGCATAAACTCCCATACCTTTGGCGAGTCCGAAAAGTCTAAGTTGATACCAATATCTGGCACTGACTTTCCGCTAGTTTCCTTAGTCTTCATCGTTTACATCAATCACTGTAGGCGCTTTGATATTAATACCAATAACGCTAGGTTTATCGCCATTATCGCCACCGTCCAAGAGTCCAGAGGCTTTAGCCAGCAGTCGCAATACCTGCACCTTATCGTGCAACTCGATCTCAATATAGGAATTACCTTCCCGATCTGTGCGACTAGTTAGCTTTTTGATGGCATGGAGAGCGTGTTCTGGTATGTCTTTACTGGCTTTGACCATGACGTTACCAGAGGAGTCCCATTCCATAATATCCGATAACTTGGTATTAGCCATTGATAGTAGTGCATATGCGACAGCCTCCCGATTAGCTTCCAGAGTGCCGGATCTCTCCAGTCTTTTCTGGATGAGACGCACACCACCATAGTTCTTCAATGGTGGAATCTGGTTTGGAAACTTCTCTTTTTCTTTTTTAGTAGCCATAATTTTTATCTGGTGGAGAGAGTGGGAGTCGAACCCACACGGAACTAGCCGACTTCGGAGTTACAGTCCGATGCACTTCCTATTATGCGTCCTCTCCATTGTTGGTACTGGCAGTCGCAACCCTAGCCAGCGTAGGTTTAAGGAAAACTGTGCGACTCAGCCTTAAAAGGTAGGTACTCGCTGCACTATTCTGGATATGCCCTTTAGACAGCACCTATCTCTAGCATCCGCTTTCCCTAAAACTGTGACCTTTTCCACAATGCCAGCTCTACAGGTTTAGCACCCAAAGCTTTTAACTCGATAGCCAAGTAGGTATCAAAGTTAGATACCCCATAGGCTGGACTAACGTAGACTCGTTCTCGATAATGAGGAATAAAAGTTATACCTCGCAAGATATAGCAGGTATACGTCTCATGCTCCATCATTGCGCCATGAGGCATCCCAGCATCAGGATCTGGAGTGCGTACTCTTTTCTTGGTAGTCATCAGAATGGGATATCGTCATCTACATGAGAAGCATTGCCATCAGTCCTACCTTCAGATCTAGGACGAGCATTACTCTTACTTTCGTACTGACCATCCTTTTCGGACACTGCCAGACTAAAGTATTTTGTACCTGCTTTAGATTCCTTCAGCCAAGCAGATAAGCGCATTTCAGTACCATTAATATTAATGCTACCAGTGTAATCAGGACTACGCTCGCCCTTCTTCTCTTTCGCCTTAAATAGCGTGCCACGATTGGTGTTGTCATATTCCA